AGGATATTACAAAAAGCAAAAGATATTCTTGATAATGAAGCAGAATATTACGGAACAGATAAACATGGACTATCTTATGAGCAATTAAAAGCAATCAACCAAGACCATGAATAACCTAAAACTAAGAAAAAAACTACAGAAGATAAACCATACTTGTGGGGATTGTGGGGGATATGGAACAGTAGAAGTCATTGAAGAATCTATAGGTTTGGGTTCATATCCTGATGTAGATGATTGCAATACCTGTTCATTTACAGGAATAGATATACCTTTGGAGTTTGGTTGTGAGATTTTACATAAAGATGAAGATTACGGAGAAAGATTATATACAGTATTAGAACTTCAAAAAAAAGGATTTTTTACACAATACACAGGTTTTGATGGCACATACAAATTGTTTAAATCATTTAGGTTTGATGATTCTATGGGTAAATGGCAAAACCTCGGAAAAGAATCCACAGAGGGCGACCTGCTGAGGGCATTAAGATTTGAGTATGTAATAGATAAAACAGGAACTATATACGAAATTAAAGATTCTAATAAATTAGGTTTGGTAAGTTTAACTAAAATAGTAAGACTAGACCTATCCAAAACAGTAGAAACACAAACACAAGAGGTAACTAATCAGCTAATAGAAATACTATCATGACATTACACGAACAATATAAAGAAGATACAGAGCCACACCCATTTTTAAAAAATAAAGGTCATGTTAAAATTTTAATGAAAAAAGCATATCTCAACAGTATAGATTGTATGATAGATAGGCATATGAAAAAAGCAATATTACCACCACTTGGAGGTGAGCCTGACTATGATGAAGGAGAATATATTCAAAGCTCAATACATATTGAAGAACTTAATTATTTAAGAAAACAAAGAGAACTAATCGCTAATAGAAATACTAAAATGAATGATATAGAAAAAATAAGAGAATTACTAAACGTACCAAAAGACCAACGTATTGCACAGCATATTTATAATTCAAATAGAGATGTAGAAATAAATTATCAATTTAATGCAATTACAGGTGGTAATAGAAAAGAACACCAAGGAGTAGGCGTAGATATATTTAGTATAGAAGATGAAAGATTTATAAATAAACTTAAAGAAAAATAATATGCTATCATACAGAGACAAAACCTTTTGTTGCTCAAAAACAGATAACCATACCTGTGATAGAGAATTTACAGAAGAAGATAAAATAAAAGCTGAGAAGTGGTGGGGTAATAAAGAATATCCTGTTTCTCTTTCAAAGTTTTGTGAAGAATCCGAGAAATAGGGTTTTTTCTTTGCCTATTTACTTAAACCTATGGCATATATATAATAAATATATTATTAGTAAATATAAAAATATGGCAGATAAGGTAAAAAAGAGAAAAGAAAGAACTGTTACGCCAACAGCAAAGCAAATGGGTCTTATTAAAATAATAATGAGACAGATTGATAACCCAAGTGCTGATTTTGTTTGGGGTAAAGCCTTAAAAGAGGCTGGTTATACAGAAGCTATGCAACGGTCACCAAGTAATGTGTACAGAGCTAAGGCTTTCAGAGAGTATGTTCCACGACTTGTTGAGACTACAGCTACAATAGCTAGTCTTGCAGGAAAAGAACTATCAAGAAGAATGTCAGCAGGTAATATTGAAAAAGAAAGAACTAATGACATAAGAAACGTAATGAAAGATTCTATTACACTAGGAAGACTTATGAATGACGAGTCAACATCAAACTCTAAGAGCACAAAAGAAGACCTTAGAGGTTTATCAGATGCAGAGTTGCATGAGATGGCAACTGGCGAAGTTGTAGACGTAAAAGTTGAAGATGGAGAAGAGAAGTAGCCCAAAAGAATTAGCATCAAGGGAATTAGCAAAACGTGAACTAGCTCGTAGATATTTAAAAGATTTTATTGACTATACGTTTGAAGACCCAAGAGGTTTTAATCTTAATTGGCATCATGAAGAAATTATTAAGAAACTTCAAAAAGTTGAAGATGGAGAAATAAAAAGACTTATGATTTTTATGCCACCTCGACATGGTAAGTCAGAGATTGGCTCAATTAGATTCCCAGCATGGCTAATGGGTAAGAATAAGGATAGGCAAATCATTCAGGCTTCCTATTCAGGAGACCTTGCTACCGACTTTGGTAGACAAGTTAGAAACCTAGTTAACTCAGAACAGTATCGTAAGATATTTACAACTGAACTTGCTACGGATTCACAAAGTAAAAGTAAATGGAACACAGATGGTCGTGGAGTCTACAACGCTGTTGGTGTTGGAGGTTCTGTAACAGGAAAGGGTGCTGATATTCTTATTATTGATGACCCTATTAAAAACAGGCAAGAGGCTGAGTCAGAAACGGTTCGAAACCAAATTTATTCTTGGTATCAATCAACAGCTCGTACTCGTGTGATGCCAGGAGGTGCTATTATTGTTATTCTTACGAGATGGCACGATGATGACCTTGCTGGTAAAATTTTAGAAGATGCAGAGGAAGGATTATGGGATGTTTTACATTATCCAGCGATTGCTGTAAAAGATGAGCCCTATCGAAAGACAGGAGAAGCTCTATGGGAAGATTGGTTCAACTTAGAAAACCTTAACGCTATTAGAAAAGATATTGGTCCTTATGAGTTCTCAGCTCTGTATCAGGGAACGCCTGTAGACGATGAAGCTAAGTTATTTAAAACGGATTGGATTAAAAGCGTTCCTATGGAAGAAGTTCTTAAAAAAAGAACTATGTGTTACATAACATATGACGTTGCTTTCTCTCAAAAAGAACAATCTGACTACATTGGAGAAATTATAAACTTTGTAGATGAGGATGGAACGTGGCACGTTAAGTCTAATAAGATTAAACTTAATCCAGCTGAGTTTTTAGATAGATTATTTATAATGTACAACAGGTATAAACCTGAATGGATTGGGATAGAGGCTGTTTCTTTTGAATCAGCTGTTAAACCATTCTTAGATATCGAAATGAGAAAACGTAACTTTTATTTACCACTTAAAATGTTAAGTCACAAGGGTGTAAATAAATACACTCGTATTCAGGGTCTTATCCCTAGATATTCTAATAATGCTATCATTCACATTGAAAAAGAAGCAGACGATTTAGAAGATGAGCTTAATAGTTTCCCTAAAGGAAAACATGATGATGTTATTGATGCCTTAGCATATCAATTGGATATTGCAGAATCTCCTCGCAAGTATGACGATTATCTTGATGAAGACCTCTACGAAGAGGAAGGTATTGACCAATACATGGGAATATAATATAAATAATACAATATGACTATAGTAATTAGAAAAAAAATACCCCAAGTTAAGAAGAGTTTACGAGATAAACTATTTAATCAAGCAAAAAAAGAGATTTTAATCGCTAGAGAGTACCAAACGAAGAGACATTCGTCTTGGAAAGAGATAGAAACGGAAGTATTTGCCCAAAAAAGGATAAATACTAACACATCTCGTGCTAATGTTAAGTTATTTCAGATGAGAGAGTTCTTAGACATGCTAATTAGTAAAATTGATGCACCAATGGATTTCGATTATTCAAGTGGGTCAAACAAGGCAAAAGAGAACGAAGCAAGAAACCTTAATGCACTCAAGGATAGAGACAAACAACCACAACATGGAAACTGGGCTATGAAAGATTACATGGCAAAAGAGATTGCAGCAACCTATGGTAGAGTTATTTACGAAATGCACGCTGAGAGCAAAGCAGGTAATTATAGAAACATACTAACAGTTTTAGATGTATATGACTTTATGATTGACCCTAATGTTTCAGGAATAGATATGGAGACAGCTCTATATATGGGTAGATACGGAATTAGAGAGTCATTACACTCACTTAAAGAAGGAGTTAAATCAGGTGTGTTTATTCGTTCAGAAGTAAACTCATATACTGAACAACTTGAAGCAGGTGCTAAAATTGATGACAACTTAGGTCAACAACAAACAAGCAAACAGAATAGAGAAAGCGTTGTAGCTTCAAAACCAAAGCAAGCTACTGATTACCTTACTCTTTGGGAATGGTACACAACGTATGATGGAGAAAGATATTATTTACTTATGAATGAGGAAGGATTACTTCTTCGATGTCATAAGCTAACTGATGTTTTCTCAAGTGGTCTATTTCCATTTGCATCTTGGGCATATTACCCAAATGCTTTTGAATTTTGGACACCATCTCCTTGTGAAATAATTAGAGATATAGTTATCTTACAAGAAAAAAACATTAACCAAATTGTAGACAACGTAGAGTCAATCAATAAACCACAGAGAGCTGTAGTTGCAAAAATGATTGAAAATATGTCAGACCTTAAATACAGAAGAGGTGGAATCATAAAACTTAAAGGTGATGGAAACTTAAACATTGATAATATTTATCAAAGTGTTAAAACACCTGAGATTACAAGCCCACTTGTTGTATACGAAAAAATGAACGCTATTGTTCAACGTATTACTGGAATGAGTGATTCGGCTCAAGGAATTGCAGATGAAAAAGGTAAAGTAGGTATCTTCGAAGGAAACCTTTCAGCAGCGGCAGATAGATTTGCTCGAATTGAAAAATCATATTCAGATGGATATGCTAAATTAGCTCTACTGTATTACTACGGAGTTAGAGACCACCTTACTAGAAAAACAGCTATTGAAGTTCAGGGAGAAAACGGAGTAGAGACAATTAAAATTAACAGAGGGGATGTAGGTAACGAACCTTTCCCAATTGTAGTTACATCATCTATTGTGCAAAACGCAAGAGATAAGGCTCTCCAACGTAGAAAACTAGACTTCCTAATGGCTCAAGGAGAAAGACTTCCAAATCAAATGAAAGCACTAGAACTGGAAGCAGACATTGTTGGATTCTCAAAAGATGAAATTAGTCAACTTATGGCTAAAGATTACGGAAGCTCACAAGTGTTAGCTGAAGCATCAAGAGACCTACAAGAATTAATTAAAGGTAGAGATATCGAACTTAACCTAGGGGCAGACAGAGCTTATGCTCAATACATGATGGATTATCTTAGAACAAGTTCAGAATACTTAAACGAAACACAAGTTGATGCTGTACAAGAGTATATCCAAGGATTATTCGATGAAGGTATTGTTGTTGAAAATACAGCAAGAAACATTATGAACGCACCAATGGAAGAAGCTCAATCTGCTGAAGCATCTGCTAATAACACACAAAACAGAACTACACCAGGAGGAGATAATAATAACCCACTTAACTCTTAATAAATATATGAAAAGAAAAAAAACAGATTTTAAAATCGTATCTCAAGAAGGTACAAAAAA